CACAGCATCAGGTCTGCGTGATGACGGTGCCATGTATGCGGGCCGTCTGGCACAGCGCAAGTTGATTGTGGCTGCCATGAAAGCTGGTATTGACACTAACCTGGATGCACGTGAAGAACAAAATCAATTCAACTTGATTGCTGCTCCTGCTTATCCCGAACTGCTGGTCAATCTGGTTGCACTCAGTAACGAACGTTCCAACACACTGTTTGTGGTGGGCGATACCCCCATGCGCTTGCCCAACACTGGCAACGCCTTGGTGGAACATGCTACCAACAACGGCGGACTTGGAGTGTCAACAGATGACGGATTAATCATTGGTTCACCTTATGCAGCGGTGTTCTACCCATCATGCCAGACCACTGATCTGTCAGGCAACACTGTGGTAGCACCGCCCACACACATGATGATTCGCACCATATTGCGCAGTGATGCTGTGAGCTACCCATGGTTGGCACCTGCTGGCACACGCCGTGGTGTGATTGACAACGCAACTGCCATCGGCTACATTGATGCACAATCCGGCGAGTTCCAACAACTTGCAGTAGGACAAAGCGTGAGAGACATATTGTATGAAAACAATATCAACCCCATTACCTTTATTCCAGGTATTGGTATAACCAACTTTGGTAACAAAACACGTCAAGGCGCAACCACAGCCCTGGATCGTATCAACGTTGCTAGACTGGTAGCATTCTTGCGTGGTCGACTTGAAGAGATTGGCAAACTGTACTTGTTTGAACCAAATGATCAGATCACTCGAAATGAAATCACCAACACCGTCAACAGTCTGATGATTGACTTGATTGCCAAACGAGCCATTTATGACTATTTGGTAGTTTGTGATTTGAGCAACAACACACCAGCACGTATTGATCGTAATGAGTTGTATGTTGACATTGCTATTGAGCCAGTGAAAGCTGTGGAGTTTATCTACATTCCGCTGCGTATCAAGAACACTGGTGAAATTTCAGGCGGCACAGCAGGGTGATGAAACAGGAGGCTTGAATCAGGCCTCCATTTCAGGTAAATAAAACAACAGGAGATATAACAAATGGCAGTTTCATCATTACAGAGAATGACAGTACCCTTGGCCAGCGATCAAAGCTCGCCCACACAAGGTCTGTTGATGCCCAAACTCAAATATCGCTTTAGAGTGATGTTTGAAAATTTTGGAGTGAGCACACCAAGAACCGAATTGACCAAACAAGTCATAAGTTTTACCCGCCCCAATTTGACTTTTGAAGAAATCGCACTGCCCATTTACAACTCAACGTTGAAGTTGGCAGGCCGTCACGCCTGGGCAGATACCACATGCTCAATTCGTGATGATGCATCAGGTGCTGTGAGTCGATTGATTGGTGAACAACTACAGAAACAAATGGACTTTTTGGAAATGAGTTCAGCAGCTTCTGGTATTGATTACAAGTTCTTGACCAAGGTGGAAATACTAGACGGTGGCAACGGTGCTAATACACCAGTTGTGTTGGAAACCTGGGAACTGTATGGTTGCTATTTGAAAGCTGCCAACTATGGTGATCTCAACTACGGCACCAACGAAGCAGCCACAATTGAAATGACCATTGCTTACGACAATGCCAACCAAACACCTGAAGGCACAGGTGTGGGCACCGAAATTGGTAGAACTATAGGCGATGTTGTGACCGGCGCAGGCATCTAAACATGCCATCGTTTGGCCAGGACTTTTTAAAAGGGTTCTTGGGCAACAACAGTTTGCGTGACTATCAGCACGCCAACAGAGTTTTTGCCACCAATGCCTACGAGCTCAAGCCTAGATTCAAGTTTCTCTTTCACGTGAGTTTCACACTCAACGTGCAAGAGATTCCTTATCTCCGCGGCAGTCTGGGCAATGATGATATTGCCAGCATTGGCCTAGCAGTGAAAACAGTGGATCTGCCCAAGTACAATGTGGACACAGAAATTCTAAATCAGTACAATCGCAAACGCATCATACAAAAGAAAATCAATTATGAACCAGTGACGGTGACATTTCATGATACCAGTGATGATTTGATTCGTAAAATGTGGTACCTGTACATGAGCTATTACTACAAAGATTCATCACAGCAGTATCTGGCACCCAGCAACACCAATGGCGCCAACGGTCCTGATGCCAATCGGCAGGCAGGTTTTGGCTATAACAACCGCGATATCTATGCCAATCAACGCATAGGCAATGTCAACGACTGGGGCTACATTGGCGAAAGTTTCAACGATGGTGGACAGTCTGCCACAGGCAAGCCACCATTCTTCCGTGACATCAGAATTTATGGCATGGATCAGCGAAAATTTGCTGAGTATGTGTTGATCAATCCCTTGATCAAAAGCTGGAATCACGACCAATACAGCTATGCCGAAGGTGGTGGCATCATGGAAAACACCATGACCATTGAATATGAGACTGTGAAATACTACGGCGGAGCAGTGGGCCGAGCACAGCCTGGCGGCGACCCCAATGTACAAGGTTTTGCCACTGATGCACACTATGACAAAACTGTTAGCCCCATTGCCAGACCAGGCGCCAACGCCACAGTGTTTGGTCAAGGCGGTTTGCTGGATGCTGGTGCTGGTATCATTGGTGACTTGCAAAGCGGCGGACCCTTGGGCCTGATTGGTGCAGTGCAAAAAGGTGTCAGACTCAACCAAACATTCCAAGGCAAAAATGCCAGAGCTATTGCGGTGTCCGAATCCAAAGCATTGGGCAAAGGCGTATTGATTCAGACTCTGCCTGGTGCCACTCGAGCAGTGACCAATCGCCCCAACGGCTGGAACTTTGAGAAATAATTTCTAAATTTATGTTAGCGGCAGACCACATTTATAATGAGCACAGTAAACTATACCAACCCCAATCTTGATCTCACTGTGAGAGTGTTTGATCAGTTCTATGACTATGATGTCAATGTACCTGCTGCTGAATACGATGTGGTTCACAGTTATTTTTTAAGTGTGATGACCACTCGACAAGCTGCTGGCAATTTCACAGTGAGTCTTTTTAGAATAGCCGAAGACACAGGTATACCAGCACTGACATTGTTGAAAGAGTTTCAAGGTGACAACGGCATAGATCTCAGTGCCAGTCTAGCCTACTATTTGAATCAAATACGCAGTAGAGCCACACTGTTGGGTGTGGGTGTGACAGTGGTACCCAACTTCTATCAGGCCAGAAACGTACTGGTATGAGTCACTGGGCACAGGGTCCGTACACAGTGATCAACCGTGCCAAGTATGTGGGCAACGGCACACCACGTTACAGATCAGGCTGGGAACTGAGTTTCATGAAGTTCTGCGACACCAATGACAATGTGTTGCAATGGGCATCAGAAAGCATTGCTATTCCATATCGTCATCCACTCACAGGCAAGATGACACAGTACATTCCGGATTTCTTGATCACATACCGCACACGCAACAACACTATGCGAGCCGAGTTGATCGAGATCAAGCCCAAAAAGCAAAGTGTGATTGAATCAAAAATGAGCAACAAGGACCGTGCTATAGTAGCAATCAATTATGCCAAATGGGACGCCGCAACCAAGTGGGCCAGAAACAACGGCTTGACTTTCAGAGTTATAACAGAGAACGATATGTTTCACAACGGTAAGTCTTGACCCATAAATAGGGCATGACTAGAAAATTAGAGGAATTGTTTGAATTACCCCCTGCAGAAGATGCCCCCGAGGTGGATGCTGGTACACCTCCCGCGCAAGACCTGCGCAGTCAACTGCAAACCCTAGACGACAACATAGACAAAGTAGATGCTGCCTTGCCCGGTGTGCGTGGCCTGGAAAGCAGTGATGAAGAAATGGATGGACTTGCAGAGCTGGCCAAAGACAGCTACAAAGACCTAATGGACCTTGGCATGCAAGTTGATTCAAGATTTGCCAGTGAGATCTTCAGTGTGGCCAGCAACATGTTGGGGCATGCTATCACAGCAAAAACAGCCAAACTGGACAAAAAGCTAAAGATGATTGATCTGCAGATGAAGAAGATGCGTCTGGATCAGCAACAACAAGTGTTGGATGCCAAAGCCGCAGATGCTGGCGGCAGCGAAGCCATGCAAACAGCACAGGGCATGGTGCTGAGTCGTAATGATTTACTGGAACGGTTGCTAGCTGGCAACAACCAAAAAGATAAAAAAGAATAAATATGATACAGGAACCTGATATGAAAAATTTTGCACATTACCTCGCCGAAAGCGAACGTACATACAACTATCGTATCAAAATGCTGGGCAAACCGTCCGGCGATTTGATAAGCCAGTTGAAAAAGAAGTTGGATCAATTTGATCCTGTTAAAATGGGTGATCCCAAGACCACTCCAATACAGATCATTCCCACGGACTTCCCCAACAACAAAAATGACTCAGTCACCATGTTTGACGTCAGCTTC